GTGCAGATATACCGAGTCAACGACTATACAGGCATCCCGGTATGCGATCAGGAGGAGATGTTCACCGCCACATGGTTCACCCCGGAACAGATTCTTACCCAAAAGGTCCCCGGCGGGCTGGTATTCGACCCATTCCGCAGGAGCGTGGAAGAATATCTTGAACAACTGGGCCTGACGCTGGATGACTTCGATCCAAGCAAGCACAAGCGCGATGAGGATGGAAAGTTCTCCAGCATGGGGAATACAACATCAAAAGATGAATCGGGCAAGGAAAATTCGTCAAAAGACTTGAATGATTCCCAAAGTCATGCTAAAATAAATTCTGACGCAGTTTCGGCAAAAGGCGCAAACACTTTCAAGGTGAAAGGGTTTCCCAACAAGCAGAAGCTGAACAACCACTGGCAGAACGGAAGAACCCACGCCGCCGAGTACGCTCCCGATGGCATTACGACAAAGGAACAGTACGAAAAGCGGGCGGTTCAACTTCTGGAAAGCCCCTGTGGGAACGGTATCAAGGGCTATAAGACAAAAGATGGCCTTATATGCCGATATGATACGAAGAAAAATGACTTTGCGAAAGGCTCCCCGGAGAAAGGCGTAAGAACGATGTTCAAGCCCGATGATGGGGAAGAGTATTATAGACGCCGACTTGAGGCCGAGGGAATAGAGAACGATGAATGACGAAACCATTTGCCCGCTGTGTGGGCAGCATCACTTTGAAGAGAACGACGATTTTGAGGAATGCCCTGTGTGCGGTTGGGTGAATGACGGTGTACAGCGCGCGGATCCCGATTATCGCGGCGGGTATAACCGCATCAGCCTGAACGAAGCAAAAAAGAAATTTGCCGCAGGCAAAAAGGTGTTTGATTAACAATAACGGCGTTGAGAGCCTTTGCGGGTGACGTGAGAGCGTCCCTTGCAAAGGCTCTTTTTGTTTGCAGTCATAGCTCAGTTGGTAGAGCGCCTGCCCTCCAAGCAGGATGCCGCGGGTTCGAGCCCCGTTGACTGCTCCATATCGAGGGTTGGCCAAGTTGGATAAGGCATGGGCCTTTGACTCCCAGACCGCCGGTTCGAGTCCGGTACCCTCGACTTATGCTGGTGTAGCTCAGTTGGACAGAGCAGTTGATTTGTAATCTTCAGGTCGTGGGTTCAAATCCCATCCCCAGCTCCACCCGCCGTACACCGTAATCGGCACCTCGATGGCATGAGGAAGCGCCGACCCCGCTCCCAACAGACCGCTGCGAAGTGTTCTGGCCTGTTCCATGACTGAGCCAGCGCGGAGCCATATGCCGCGTTCCTTCCGCTTCGCCTTGGACGGATGCGCGCTGTAAGCAAAAGGTCAACCATTCAAGTGCTACATGCCATGAACATAAAGGCCCTGTATCTTCAATGATGCAGGACCTTTTTTGATGCCGGCAGAGGGAGTATTCCCGGAAAGATAAAGAGGTGTTTATGCCAGTGAAAAACAACGGCCCCGGCGGAAACAGTCGGGCTTCTACGACAAGAAAATCAAAGGTCGAGCCGGAATACCCGCAATGGGCAGAAAGTAAGATGCGGGCCATTGAGAACAGGCGCTTAAAAGAGCTTCAAGCTGTTGTGCGCGATTCAATGCCTGAGATACTGGCTATCGTTGCGGGTGAAATGGATACGGCTCCCGAAAGCATCAGAAAAGATGGATACAGCGACATGGTGCGCCGCATCCAGAACAGGTTCCGCATTATGCGTGATCGGCTCAGTCGGCGGCTGAAAACCGACCCGCTGGAACGTGATGTCCGCCGCTGTGCGGATTATACAGACCGCCGCCAGCTCCAAGAATGGCAACGCAGTGTCCGAGCCACACTCGGCATCGACATTAGCAAGGACTTCTTCATTGGTGAGCGGTATGAGCAGATGCTTTCAAGGTGGGCGGAGCAAAATGTTTCTTTCATAACCAGCATCGAGAGCGATTGCTTTGATGATATGGAGAAAATCATTATTGACGGCTTTACAAAGGGCCGAACACCCGCCGCAATTTCAAATGAGATACAGCGGCGCTTCGATGTGACCAAATCGAAAGCGAACCTTTTGGCCCGCGACCAGATTGGCACATTGAGCGCAGACCTGACTCGGACTCGGCAGGAGTCCGCTGGGGTAAAGGAGTACATCTGGCGTTCGTCCGGCGACGAACGTGTGCGCGCGTGCCATCGTGAACTTGATGGTAAGACGTTTCGTTATGATGACCCGCCAGCAATGTGGTACATGACGAAGCGAGGGAAAATGCACTCCGAGAAAAAATCTCGGATTTTTTCTCGGATGCAAAACAATTCGGCAAAAATGCCCTTGACGACCTGAAGCAATTCTGGAGTGAGCATGGCGATAGCGTGCTTGCAGTTCTGCAATGGCTGTGGCAGGGATGCGTTGACCTGACAGCGGACATTGCTACTTTGGGCGGCCACTTGTTCGACCTTCTGGGCGGTCTTATCACTGGATTTCAGACAGGAGATTGGACACAGTTTCTTCAAGGTTGCAAAGAGCTGTGGCAAGATTTTCTCGATGTTTTGAACGGCATTGGACGAGCGGTTTTTGGTGAGCTGTGGGATCCGTTGGTGGATTCCATGAACAGTGCATGGAATCTGCTGAAAGGATTCTTTAGCTGGTTTGGAGACAAAATTCAGTGGGCGAGAAATCTCTGGAACGGCGTTAAAGAATTCTTTAACGGTGCCGATTCTGATGATGAAGTGGACGACAATCAATCTGAAAAGCCGAAAGGCTCTGGTGGGACAACCAGTGGTGGAGCGGGAAGAAAAGCCGCCGATGGCGGAGTCTCCAACAACGTAGAAAAATCCTCTATGGGAGAGAATTCGGCCGGGAAGAGCCGCGCGACAAGTTCTTCTGCCAAAAGCACGAGCACGGAAGCGAATCGGAAAGCCACGAATGCCTTTATTTCTGGGGGCCGTCCAGTGTCTACCAGAACGGCGGCGCAGAAGCCTATATCCCAGATCACCAACAATAAGTCAATCAACGTGAAGCAGGAAAATAAGCAGCAGTACACATTCCAAGTCACGGAAAGAGCTGCTGCTGACCGTCTGAGCACTACGGTGCGTTCGCAGGAAACGCAGTCCACGGATGAATTGGCAAGAGCGTTGAATTATGGGAGGTGATGCGTTGTGCTGGCAAAGCAACCTGCATCCCTCGGTGGATTTGAGTTCGATGCAATCATCAAGAGGTCGGAAACGATGACCAGCGATGTGCCGGAGTATGCAACAGAGGAAGGATACTCCATCACGGATAACATCTGCCTAAAACCCCGCGAACTGGAAATAGAAGCTATCATCACCAATACTCCTGTCACATGGGCTGAACAACATGCGGCATCGTCAAGCCGCGTCGAGACGATGGTTGAGGAACTTCGTCAACTGTGGCTGAAAAAGACTCCGGTGCAGTTTACCGCGGCTGGCGACAGCTACGAGAATATGTGCATCACGAGTATTACGGCCCCTCGAACGGTTGAGGACGGCAGTAGTACCCGGTTGACCATCAAGCTGAAGCAAGCGTCTATCAACTCCACCGATATGGCAAATATCAGCGTGAAGTACATTCGCGGAGGAACATCTAAGAAAAACACGGGCGCTGGACAGAAAAGCTCATCGTCTACATCTGGTACACAGAAAGACGAAAAAGCCACAAAATCTAGCATTTTGTGTTCTGGTGCAAAAGCCATTGGCCTTTTCAAGTGAGGTGTGCAAATGGAATACTACGAGATTTCTGTTCCGGACCGCAATGATTCGGTAATGCGCGTAAACCTTGACGGTACATACTACTACCTCCGGGTTACATGGAATGCTTACGGAGAGTTTTGGATGCTGAGTACCTACGATGCAGATATGCAGATGAAAATCGGAATGGCAAAGCTCGTGCCGGGGACGATCTGGAACTTCTACTATCTCAACTCGAACGGCCCGCCGGGAATCCTTGGCGTTCAAACGGACAAGGAACGCATCGGGAGGCAGGATTTTGTTGATGCGGTGGCTCACCTATACTATCTGCCGGCTGAACAGATGGGGGTGCAGTGATGGAAAACTTTGACCGTCAGTACAGAGTACGAATCGGAAAGAACAATTCCATGGGCCGAGAACTCGGCAAGCCGAATGAGTCAACAGGCAGGGCGCTTCGGTGTCAATTCTCCTGCGAAGTTGGTGACAGCTCAAGCTCCAACACCGGAAAAATTACGCTGTGGAATTTGGCAGATGAGACCCTGCGCCTACTGGAACAAGAGGACTGCTTGATTGAGCTGAGTGCAGGGTACAAGGACGACCTGCCCACGATAATGGGCGGAACGCTGACGTACTTTGAAACTGAGCAGAGCGGCGCCGATCAGCAAACCACAATAGAGTTTGTGGACAGCTTTACATCGTGCCGAGACAACACGGTAAGCCTCAGCTATTCCGGTACGGTTTCGGGAGATAAAATCGTGCGTGACGCGGCGCAGATTATGGGCTGTGAGGTTAAATTCTCAAAGTCCGCTAAGTTGATAGACTTCACGAATTTTGCGTTTGTAGGGGCAGGAAAGACCTTGATTGAAAGGGTTTGCAACCGCAGCAAAATGCGCTGGAGCTTGCAAAACGGAATTGTCCAAATCTGCGCATTGGACGAGCCGATAACGATGGCCGCTTATGTGCTGTCCGCAAGCACGGGCCTCATTGGCTCTCCGAAACCCGTCTTTGAGTCTGCATCGACGAGCGATAAAAAGAGCAGTAATGCTTCCAAGCGTAAGGCGAAAAAGGGCATCGAAGTCACCTATGCACTTAATGGTCATATCCAAGTGGACGATTATGTGAAAGTTGACTCGAAGCCGTACAAGGGCAATTATCGGGCGTCCAAAATCAAATTTACTGGCGACACAGAGGGCGACGACTGGAAATGTGTAGCGCTGTTTGTGGAGGTGAAGTGACGTGAAACAGGATTTTCTTGATGCAGTATCTTCCCTTGTTGGGCGGCTGATGGAAGATTCGATTCATACCTCTGCACCCTCCAAGGTTGGAAAGGTAGAGAATAACCATACTGCGAAGCTCACCCCTAACCTCAAGGTGACAACGGATGATGGCCGAGAAGTTCCTTACCCGGAAATATCAGGCGCCATCATTCTGATGCCCTGTGGAGCAGGTGGAACGGTCGGCTTTGCCTTTCCAGTGAAGTCGGATGACGGGTGCCTTGCTCTCTTCAACGAGGGCGGCTCAGGAACAGACCTCAAATGGGATCTCTCGAATGCGGCTTTGCTTCCGGGCCTTTACCAGTCGCCGGGTGAGCAGGTGAAAAAGGCCGGGAGCGAAGAAGCGGCCATAATGTTTGCACCCAGCTCCACTATCACGGTCACGAAAGACAAAATCGAAATCAAAAAGGATGATACCCAAATTACGGTGACATCTGATTCCATAAAAATGGAAAAAGGCAGCACGACTGTTACGGCATCATCTTCGAGTGTTGATGTGACGTCTCCGAATTTGAACATCAAGGGGAATACCAAGGTGAATGGCAATATCTCGGTGACGGGAAACGTGACGATTTCCGGTACATTAACGCTCGGCGGAATTGTGATGAATACGCACACGCACGTCGGTGTGCATGGACCGACTGGAGGACCTGTGTAATGGCTTTGAAAGACCTTGCGCTTTCCAAAAGCGGAGACCTGCTGATAAACGAGAGCGGAGATTTTACAATCATCGACTCGGTTCGGCAGGGCATTCAAATCAAGTTGAGGTGGATTAAAGGCGAGTGGGTCTTTAATCCTGAAATGGGTGTGCCTTATTTTGAGTCGATTTTAGTCAAGACGCCAAACCAAGCACTTATCGAAAAAACGCTGCGTGACCAGATTTTAAGCGTGTCTGGTGTTACAAGCGTTGGTTCGATAAATCTTGCAATGGACAAGAAAAAACGAACTCTCTCTGCGAAGTTTACCGCAAAAACGACGGAGGGAGAGGTGGAAAGTGAGGTGGAGCTTTCTCATGGAGTATGGAATAACAGCTGATGGCTTTTCGATGCGGCGGCTGGACGAAATCTATAATGACTCCTGCAAAAGATTTGAGGATGAAATCGGTGTAAACCCGTCCGAGAATCCGCAGAGCCTTATGAATGTGCTTTTTACGATTTTTGCCGATGCCCCGGCAGAGTTGTGGGAAGCATTTGCGGCCAGCTATCAGCAGCTCTTCCCGAATACCGCCGAGGGAATCGCACTGGACAACGCCATGCAGATTGGCGGCGTCAACCGCATCGGGCAGGCGCGCACAAAATATACGCTGTCCTGTACCGGGCGTGAGGGTACAGTGATTCCGGCGGGCGCTTTGGTGCAGTCGAGTACATATCCACAGCGCCAGTTTCAGGCAAAAGGAGTGTCCACGATTTCCAGTGCAAACTGGAGAAGAATCGGCATTCGGCCAATCGAAAGCGTGAGCGGAACGATTACGTTTGAATTTGGCGTGTCCAGAAATGCGACTTCGGGTGAAGTGGGAAGCTATTCCGAGTCGGCCAGC